GCTGAATCTAAAAATGCCTCATTCAAAGCATAGTGAGCGGCCATTGCATTATAATGTGTATTATATGCAAGAACATCAAGTAGTACATTAAGACTACTTCCTTCAAAGTTAAAATCATTAAACTCAGATTGATTCTTTAGATAGTTTTTTAAATTATCTTTAATTTGGTCGAAATCTAGTTCGGTTACGTTTAAGTTACTGGCCATATTATTACCTTAATCTTCTTAGAGAAATATCTAGTTTTTCAATTCTATTATTCTCTTTTATTTTAAATTTTATAGTAATGTCATATCTATTTTTATTATCATTACTTTTTGCATTTACCTTTATTATATCTACTCTACTTTCTTTATCAAGGGTACGTTTTATCTCTTCTTCTATAGATATTTTTGTTAACAGATCCATGGGTTCAAAAAGTAAACCTCTTAAATTTCCACCTAGTTGTGGCTGAAATGGTCTTTCGAATACATCAGTTAACAGCATATTTTTTAATGCATTTCTAATGGCCCTATCATCTTTTAGAGGTCTAATATCACCAGTATAAGGGTGTACTGCCAAAGATAAATCAATATCACTATGGGGTTTTTTACGCGCTAGTTCTTTAGAACCACCTGTAATGTCCGATGTATTTACTCTACTATTTTGAAAATCTATAGCCATATAGTTATTTATAAGGGCTTAGTTAAAGAATTATTCAATAACCAATAATTTCTGTCCAGCAATTGGTGAATTATTAAGTGTAACACTTGTGGAATTATGTGTATAATCACTTGTATCTAATTCTGTGCCTTCTAAAAATACTTTACCCGTTCCTCCTGTAACTCCGTATTCGGTTTGGTTTAATATTGTTGTAAAAGCATATACATCTGGGCTGCCGTCTGTCGCGCCCACCATTACTGTTTCTACTTTAGAGAGAGAAGGTAAAGAAACACTAGGTAACTTTTTAAGACTGTTTATATTAAACTCTCCATCTATAGTAATCTCTTTAGGAAGTCCAATTAAGCTTAAGAAATCACAAAAGTCAAATGTAATAAATTCAACAAGAGAACCAAGTCCAATGGCCTCTAAGAACTTTTGAATTAATTGTACCCACTTAAGAAGAAGATACTTAGGCCATTCTTCAGCAAAGTTTTTCATTCTAGTCAGTAATCTTTCTATCTTTCTTTCGGCCATTTCAATATACTCATTAGTCTCTCCACCCAATAAGTCCATAATACTAAATCCAGCAATGTTTATTGACTCTAACTGTTCTATTAACTCTGCCTCTAATTCTCTTTTTAAATCATCGGGTGCATCTTCTATCTGTTGTTTTACACTTGCAATTTTTTCTTCTATAATCTGTTCTATATCTAGTGTTAGTAGTGCAGGCAAAGATGGTAATCCTAATGCATCCCATATAACTTTAAATTTATCTATGAGTGCACCAAAGGCTCCGTGTATAATAGCAAGGGCTCCTTTAGTTAGTTCAGACATAAGATACTTCCATATATTTTCTGCCTTTAAACCATCTGACTGTAAACCAGAATCATTAGTATATCTTCTAAACTGCTTTGGTATAAACTTTTCAAACTTTTCTAAATCATTTGCAATTTGAAGTTTTAATTCTGCTCTATATTCTGGGTCAGAAAAAAGTTTTATCACATCTATATCTAAACCAAAAACTGGAATACTAAAAGAGATAGGTAATATTTTATTAATGATTTCCATAAACTTAACTTGAACAAACATATGATATTCTTGAACCATTGCTTCTATTCTTCTTTCCCATTCTAGTTCAGGAATTTCTAAATTACCATATATAGGTTTTGTAAGTGATATTGGAAAGTTACCAAGTGCATCTTCAACCTTATCTAAAATATCCATTATCTTTTTAGCTTCATCTTCATAACCAGAGATAGCCAATAAATTAGCTATGTTTATAATCTCTGTAAAGTTATTTACTAACTCAGCCGGAGTAGGTAATAATACCTTACTGCATGGTATATCAATGGTTGTTGGCATTATACTGTACCAAACCAAGTACCACCAAGTTGGCTTGCTCCATTTACATTTTTTACTTTATCTAAGAATGCAATATTAGTTCCTTCACCATAAGCGGCAGGGTCAGCTGCAGTAAAGTTTAACCATTCAGTAGAAGCACTAGATAAATTATTATTAAGTGCCGCTTCAATACCCTGGCCTCTAGCGGTACTCATTTCAGAATATAAACTACTTGGTATTCTTTCACCAGGAACTCCAGTGACTCCTTGGAATTGATTTCTTTGAGTTAGTACACCTTCAATAGTATTAGGAAACTTATCTGACCTGACTCTATTTAAAATAACAGCCGCAACTCCTGCCCTTTCAGCTGGATTTGTAGTGGCTTCTGCAGAGACTGCTCTTATAAGCATATCCATTTCTCTATCATCTATAGAACTACCTAAAAAGGCCTCGACTGTTTCTTTAGTATTAGTTGCTGCATCAAAGGGGTCAATACTTTCTACTTTAGGAATATCAAAGTTTTCTATTGAAGCGGCTGTATTCATTCTAATCTTAGACGCCCTAATATTAACCGTACCACCTGCACCCTGAGCATCCAAGTTTATACTACCACCTTCAGTTTTAACAAATACATCACCACCATTGCCTGGATATATTTCAATCCTTGAGCCAGTTACAGCTAAGGGTGGAAGGCTTCTATTTCTAAGTCTTATAAGACCAGCACTACTATAAATTTCAGTATTACCATTCTCATCCATTAATATTTCTGAGCTTTCAGTACCATGTGAAATTCTAATTTTTTCTTTGTTTTCAGTATTGTCTAGTTGAATGATATGACCAGCCTTAGACCTATACACTTTATTATCCCAACTTGATCCTACTTCACCTGGTATATCTTTTACAAAGTTACCTGTAGGTGAATTTAAAAAACCAGTTTCTGGAATATCGGAATCTTCTTCTTCTTCATTTTTAGATTGTGTTGCAATGGAACCCATTACTAAAGGGTCTTGTGCTGATCTACCATCTCTAAAAAATCCTACTACCCAAGAACCAATTTCTAAGTGGTGATTACTTCCATTCCCTTGTATACTTGCTGTAGTTGTAGGCATCATAACTGTTGCCCAAGGAAGGTCTTTAACTGCAACAGAATCATCATAGTAACCTATACACCTAACCTTAACTCTGTTAAGATAAAGAGGGTCTTGTACATCTTCTACTATTCCAGTGAACCAAGTAAATTGGCCTTTCTTAAATTCATCCATTAACTTTCTCCGTTACTAACCCATTTGGTTCAACTTTAGGATGACCATCTCTGACAAGAGTAATAACTTGTGTGTATTGTTTATTAAAATCATGTGTTATATTTGTTATTAAATATTTACCACTAGTAAAATTATCTAGTGGAGCTGCGTCAAGTTCTTGTTCATAAGAGTTATGTATATTTAGTTGAAGTAACTGGCCAACCTTTATTGAAAAGTCACCTGGTACTTTAATTGACTGCTGATGTGATTTTAACATTGCGAGTTTAGATAATGTCTTAGACCTATTTAAACCTTCCATTAAATTTTTATCACCTGTAGTTGTATTCTCATCATCAGGTTGTTCATTTAGATATGCCGTAGAGTTTTTTGAGATATAATAAATCCTTGAATTATAATTTTCTATATACTTTTCTTCATCAGCAAATGTTTTTACTGTTTCTATACTGGACTCTTTATTGTGTTGTTCTGTTAAAGGTATTACATTCTTTTTACCAATATCTACTGTTATAGTATTAGAGGCCATGGCTCCTTCCATCTCAGCAACAAATTTAGAATATCCACCAGTTGAACCTAGTGCAGTTATATATTGTCTTTCTTCATGATAGGTGTATGGGCTTTCCTTCTTTTCTTCAACTTGTATAGAAGGTCTATAAGAATATGTAAAATACTCTATCTTTTCACCCTTAAATTCCTCAATCATTTTATCTAGTGATTTAAATCTTAGTACACCATCAGCAGTTTGATATAAAAATAAAGGTGAGTTACTATGGTCTGAATATCCTTTTAACCATCTCATTGACTGTAAAGGTTTTGTATATGGGTATATACCCTTGACTATGTTGACACCTTCTGTTTGTATATCAAGTTGGTCATCTTTTAATTTTAAATCTGCTGTGGCAATATTTTTTATTAGAGTCCCTATAGAACCATTGAAAGAATCTGTTAGTATTTTTTTATTTGACTCATATACATATTCGGAAACACAATTTAAAACATAAGTAACCATTCCAGGTTTTAATCTTGTAAAACCTTCTATTTCTAAAATTCTTAAATTTAATTTTATTTTATCTGTTACAAAATCTAGTGCGGATATTTCATCTGGTAAACTTTTACTTACTACCAATTCTATTTTTTCATCACCAGATAATTGTGCATTACCAATAAAGTTTACAGTATCACCAATTGCTAATCTTACTTCTACTTGATTTGAACCAAGGTCTTCTTTAATATTAAAATGTGTTATTAAATCTCTTATATCCTTTGGCTTTTTATCTCCAACGTGCAATGTAATATTACACTTTTCAATAAAGAAACCTGTAGGAATATTAGGCGTATCTTTCTTTACATTACCGCCCTGAGGTTGAGACTGGCCTTGTTCTTCATTCATTAATTAATTCCATATAGTCATTATAGAACTGCTCTATATTTTCTGGTTTTATTACCCTTAATCTTGACCTTTGGTCATTAAGTGATATAATATGTTCTCTATTACTTATATATTCTAATCCGCCATTAATTAAAGGATTAACATCTGCCTCTGCTAGTTGAGACCTTTGTGGAATATTTAATTCATCAATAAGGCCTTCTCTGTTTGCATATAAAGGTTCATATTCATTTGTAATAGTATTATTAATATTACTAGTATTTACTGCATCGGGTGATTCCGTAAAAATAATATTAGAAAATTCTCTTTGAGTAATCACTCCATTTGCATCTGCCACATTTTTAAAATATCTATGAGGAGCATCTGCATATTTCCAAGCCATAAATGACTGTACTGAATGACCACTAGTACCACCTGTTACAATTTCAAATGTATTACCGTTACCTATGAATGAACCTGTAGTATCTTGGATAATTAATTGGTTTTTATCTATGTCTTTTTTAACTAAAGTTCCTACTGCGTTTGATGTACCACCAGTAATTGTTTCTCCTAATTCAAATCTACCTGCAATTGAATCATTATGACCAATAACAATACCATCACTATCTACATCTGGTACTGGGTTAGAGGCAACTGCCCACCCATTAAATTCTTTTTCAATATAATCTTCTAACATTCTAGTACTCATTGGCCAGACTTTATATCCATCATGTAAGAAATTATTTACTACGAAAAAAGTCCAATAATATTTTGTTGTTCCATATAATCTTTGAGAAACAATATCTGGTCTTTCTCCATCTTGTACTGTATAGGTTGTGTAGGAATATAATTGGTCAAGTCTATCACCTATAGGTCTTACTTGTCTATAGATATCAACTACATCTTGTTGAGTACCTGTTCTATTAACATCATATCCTACTGTAGGAAATAATTTAAAATAATTCATTATTCATCTCCTTCATCTTCTTTATTATCTTTAAGTCTCGCATCTTCCATTAATTTTATATCACCCCTAGTTAATTGTCTTGTCTCTTGAAATGATAACTGAATAGTTACATCTGTAGGAGCTCCAGTCTCTTTATAAAACATATTACTGTTTTCATTATATGTAGTTGACATACCAGTTAGATATGCATCATGCATTAAAGGCATATAATTATCAATCTTACTTCCTCTTCTAAAAGTAACTTTAAACCTTGGTGGGTATGAAACTGCAACATTGGCAAGTATTTGAGGGTACATATATTCTCTAAGCATCTTTTCTATCTCTTTCATTGCCTCACTATCTTTCTTATCTTCTGGAACCATTTTAAATGTAAAGGAAAAAGTTCTAACCCCCATATCTTCAAACGTTGCCGTAGCTTTAGTATTTAATACAACTCCTGCCTTTGCAGATGCAACCATTGCAGATTCACCAGCACCGGCAAATAATTTATTAATAACTGCTGCACCAATTGCTAAAGATTCACCTTTACTTTCTGTAAGTTTTGCCTTTGCCGCATCAGCATCATCACCATAATCTTTACTAAAACTCTTAACAGCATCAATAGTACCAAAATTCATTGTGCCAAAGTTAGCACTATCTTCTAGGGTAAATCCACTTGGTATAAACATATTTATTGTCTTTAAAACATTACCAGATATGTTTTTTATTACCATTCTAACAAAGGATGCATCTTCCTCATCAACCGGCAGTCTTGTAGGAAATACAAGGGCTTTTGCTGGGTTACTTTTATCATCTGTGGCCATCTTTTTACTCCGTATAAATACTTATATTATTAACTAACATATAGAGTATTTATAATGGCTTATAGAGGGAAATATACAATTAAACGTAAAGATAAATATCTGGGTGATGCATCCAGTGTAGTTTATCGTTCATTATGGGAAAGACAAGCATTCAAGTGGTGTGAGAGTAACCCTAAAGTAAAGAGATGGAATAGTGAAGAGATAGTTATTCCCTATAAATGTAAGACTGATAATAAGTTGCATAGATATTATGTTGACTTATTAATAGAATTAGATAATAAAGAAATCATCTTGGTTGAAATTAAACCAAAGAAAGAAACATCACCCCCAAAAAAGCCCTCTCGTAAGACTAAAAGATATATCAATGAGGTTATGACATACATTAAGAATCAATCTAAATGGGAAGCAGCACAACAATATGCAGACCATAAAGGTTGGAAGTTTCAAGTATGGACCGAAGATACTTTAGGCAATCTAGGTATCAAACTACTGAAAAGTTGATATAAATACTTATACAGGAGAAAAACTTTATGGCATCATTATTCGATACACTACAGGCTCAGGCATTTAAGGCTGGCATAACTGCTCGGACTAAAAAGTCTCAGAAGTGGTTTCGTGATAAAATTGAAGATATGAAGGCACCTGACAGAAGGGCTTTATTAAAAGATGATGCACTAGAACCTACTACAAGAGAATTAAGAGGTTCAATGTATATGTATTTCTATGACCCTAAACATAAAAAGACTTTGCCTTATTATGATAGATTCCCTTTAGTTCTTTTAATAGAACAAAGAAAGGGTGGGTTCTTAGGATTAAATTTACATTACCTAAGACCCGATATCCGTGCAAAGTTTTTAGATGAATTGATGAAACTATCAGCAGGAAAGATTACTGATAAGTCAAGATTAATGAAAGCACGTTATGATTTAATTTCTAGTACTAGAAAATATAAAGAGTTCAGACCATGTTTAAAAATGTACTTAAGTAATCATATTAAATCAAGAATGGTAAGAGTACCTATGAGTGAATGGGAAATTGCAATCTTCTTACCAACAGAACAATTTAAGAAGAGTCAGAAATCCAAAATATGGGCTGACTCTATTAAAATCGCGAGACAGACCTAATGAATATAGATAAGTTAAAATCAACAATAGGTAAACGTGGTGGTATTGCAAAGGCAAATAGATTTAAAGTTATGTTTACACCACCACAACAAAGTTTACTTAATATAGACCCAGGTGCAATTTTTACTAGTGTAATTTCAGGAGATGGCATTAATTTAAAAA